GCCATTCGGATGCCTGACGGGCGGAGCATCGGCAAGGCGTTCCGCGGGTTGGCAGAACAGCAGGCCCAGATCTTTGCCACCACTGTTCAAGATGGCTTGCTGTCTGGCGAGTCAACCCAAGCGATTGCCCGAACGTTGATCGGCGAGGGCCTTGAGTTTTCGACCAAGGCCAAGAGCATCAGGCAGCTAGCCCAGGCTGGTGGCCAGATGACGAAGATGGCGACCCATCAGGTGCGGACGCTTGTGCGGACGAGCGTGAACGCAACCTCGAACGTCGCTAGCCAACGGGTGTACCGAGCAAACCCGACGGTCACTAAGAAATATCGTTGGCTGGCCACCTTGGACGAGAAGACCTCGCCGATCTGCAAGAGCCTTGATCAGCAGGTGTTCGAGTATGGCAAGGGGCCAACGCCTGCTAGCCCGCCCCATTTCAACTGCAGGTCTACGACCGTGCCGGTGGTGGATTGGGATGGCCTGTCCAGCAAGTACGGAATTGATCTGACCCCGCCTAAGAGCAGGGCCAAGCGCCCATCAGCTACCGGCGGCGTGCCATTGGGGACTAGCTACGGGAAGTGGCTGCATGATCAACGGCCTGCCGGCAAGAAGTTCGAGGCGAGTGCAGCACAGGCCAAGGCCTTTGGCGGCGGGAAGGATACGCCAGGGGCAAGGCTGAAAGCCAAGTATTTCAACCGCCTGGCCGATAAGTACGGGCCGGATAAGGCGATGAAGAAGTTCCTTCGTGAGGATGGCACGGAGGTGAGCATCGCTGACCTGCAGCGTCGCTATGGCGATCCTGAGAAGATCACGACGACCAAGGTCAAGGCCAAGCCCAAGGCGCTGACCAAGAACGAGAAGATCGCCAAACAGGTGATGCAGGATCCGTCGCTGAAGAGCGACAAGAAGCGGATCGAGGCGATGGTCGAGAAGGGCGTCCCGGCTGATGCTGACTTTGTGGGCTTGGTGGCTGAGGCCAAGAAGAAGTCTGGCCTGGCCACTACCGAGACCTTCCCGAAAGCGAAGCCCAAGCCTGCTGCAGCGCCCAAGCCGAAGGCCGCGGCCAAACCCAAGCCGGCACCTAAGCCCAAGGCTGCCGAGCCTGACTATGACGCGCAGCTCAAGGAAATCTCGACAGAGGTCAAAGGCCTCAGCGTCAAGGTTCTGCAGAACACGGCCAGCAAGGAAGACATGGCCCGTGTCAAAGAGCTAATGAAAAAGAAGGGCGATATTTTGGCCGATCAAGCCGCAGCCAAGGGTCGATCTGGCAAGGTCAGCGACGTGAATCACATACACCAAAGCAAGCTGTTTAAGGAATACGGATTCCAGAGTGAAGCCGCTTTTGATGAGGCCAAGCAGGGGATCAACGATTGGACCAACATGGCCTACACCGGCCTGAGGAATGAACAGCTGAGCCGCGTCCCAACCAAAGATTTGACGGCCTACGAGATTGGCAAGGTCGAGCGCTGGAACGCTAAGAAAAAGCTGGGCGATGTTTTCTACGACTACGAGACGCTCGAAAAGAACCTCGACACGTTTGTGAAAAATGCGCCCAAGTACGACGGCGAAGTGCTGCGGGGCAATGCTGTCAATAGCGTTGCCGATGCTGAGGCCATGATCAAGGCCGTGGCCAATGGCCGCCGGACTCCGACTTACGACAGCTGGACGAGCAACCCAGATCAGGCCCGAAACTTCTTTGAGGATGGCGAGGTCGGGATCCTCTGGAAACTCAACAACAAAAACGGCGTGCCGATCGCTGCACACTCCAAGTTTGTCAATGAGTCCGAAGTGCTGATGCCTAGGGGCAACCTCTACAACGTCCAAGGCGTCAAAAAGACCCTTGTGGATGGGCAGACGGTGTTTGAGGTGACGCTAGATCAGGTCAGCCCTTGACCTCTTCCTCGTACTTGAAGCCGTACTCAAGGGCCATGGCTTCCATAAAGCCGTCCTCTCCTGGCCCGACCTGTTTGCCGTCGGCATCCGTCACAGTGCCGACCTCGTCAGCCTGTGCAGCGTCGTAGCCAAAACGCTCGGCGCGTTCCTTGGCCTCTTTCTTGCTGGCGTAATCCTGTTCTGCCATGGCACAAACCTAGCAAAAAGCGGCCTGATTAGCCTGAGCGCAGCATTTCTGTGCAGATGTCTTCTGATCTTGTAGCCGTCCTGGTCGGTGATCAGCTGATCCTGGCCCGCAAACTCACCCTTGACGACGGTTCCGTTCAGTACCGAAACAAGTTTGGCCTAGCCTTAGACGGGGCCAAGGAAGTCGATGGCGAAGCCAAGCCGAAAGCAGCAAAAAGTCGCCAAAGTGCTCCGGGAGTACAAAGCGGGGACGCTCCGAAGCGGCAAAGCAGGGCGCGGAAAGGGGCCCAAAGTAAAAAGCCGCAAGCAAGCTCTGGCGATAGCGCTGAGTGAAGCTCGCAAAATGAAGCGCCGATAGCATGAACCCAACAGCCTTGGGTTGATGCCTTATCACTACGGCAAGCCAAAGCCGAAAGGCAAAAAGAAGGGGGGCAAAAAGAAGTGAAGAAAGGCAGCCGCGTTAGCTGGACCTATCAAGGCGTCCGCACCTATGGCACTGTCACGGGGATGGGTGGCAAGCGGGCCACAATCACAGGGCCTACTGGTGGCAAGATCACCCGCGTCGGCACTGACGACGATCCGGTAGTGCGGATCAAGTCCGAATCAACTGGCCGGCCTGTCCTGAAGCGTCGCTCTCAGCTTCGCTCTGCTCCGAAGCGCTGATGATCGAGCGCGGCGGCCACAGGTTTGAGGGCTACGACAAGCCCATCCGCACGCCTGGCCACAGGAGCGGCAAATCTCACGCCGTTGTGATCAATGACGGAGGCAAACCGCGCCTGATTCGCTTCGGTCAGCAAGGGGCCAACACCAAGCCACCGCGCAAGGGTGAATCAGAAGCTGACAAAGCCAAGCGGAAAGCATTTAGAGCCAGACACGCTAAAAACATCGCCAAAGGCAAGACTTCTGCAGCATTTTGGGCAGCAAAGGTAAAGTGGTGACGCAATTTAGCCTGTGGCTAATTCATGTCTGAAGAGCAAACTGCTCCTGTGGAGCAAAGCGCCGACAACTCCAATCTTGTGGCCGAACTTGAGGCCATGCGCCGCAAGAATGCCGAGCTGCTAGACGAATACAAGAAGGTCAAGCAACAGGCCAAGGCTGTGCCCGATGGCGTTGATGTGCAGGCCCTGCTGGACTTCAAACGCAAGGCTGAGCAGCAAGAACTCGAAGCCCAGGGCAAGTACAGCGAAGCCCGCGAGGCCATGGAACAACAGTTCCGCGAGGCCACGGCAGAGAAAGACAAGCGCATCGCTGAGCTAGAGGCCCGCGTTCGTGAGCTTGAACTATTGACCCCAGCCGTCTCGGCCCTTGCTGATATCGTCCACGATCCCGACTTGGTGATGAAAACCAAGCTGTCGGCAGATCAGATTCAGCGCGAAGCCGATGGCACCGTTGTAGTGGTCAACGGCTACGAGCGTGTGCCTGTAGTTGAGTGGGCCAAGACTCTGCCTGCATGGATGCAGAAGCAGCCCAAACCCCAAGGCAGTGGCGCACCTGTGGGGCGCGGAGGCGGCGACATCCCAGCCGGCACAACCAATCCCTTCCGGGCCGAGAGTTACAACCTCACAGAACAAGCGCGGCTTTTTAAGACTGACCGCGATCTATATGAGCGGCTTAAAGCACAGGCCGGCCGTTAGTATGAAACGGATGGCGAAGCTGTGCTGAGCCGATAGGGCTGTGCCCAACAACCGCAAATTTCTGGTAACTAACGATGGCGACCCTCCGGTCCGATATCATCGTTCCCGAAATTTTCACCCCCTACGTTATTGAGCAATCGACCCAACGTGATGCCTTCTTGGCTAGCGGTGTGGTGCAGCCCATGGCTGAACTCAATGCAACAGAGGGCGGAGACTTCGTGAGCGTCCCCTTCTGGAAAGCCAACCTTTCTGGAGACTTTGAGGTTCTGTCTGACAGCACCTCCCTGACCCCCGGCAAGATCACTGCCGACCGTCAAACTGGCGTGATTCTG